TCTCTCAAGTGCAGCACCTGCAGTCATCATAGCTCTCATGCTAGGCATGATCTCTAAGTTAAGTATAGCAAACATTATTTCATCTTTAGTATCTGCACCTACTTTATTGTGTACAACATTTTCTATGTAACGATCTACTGTCTCAGACCAAGACTCTCTGCCTTTGCCGTCAATGTATTTAGCGTAACGTGATTTGTGTATAAAACTTTGGTAGTCTGTTGGTAAGTAGTTATTCATATTTTTTTCACCTCTATCTTTTTAATTACTGCACTATCAATATCGTAGACTATATCTTTAAATAGTTCAGCAACGGCCTCTTCATACATAGCTTCTACTACTGGAAGTATGCTTTCCTCTTCATCAATATCTACTGTCATTTTTATATTAAACTGCATTTCTCTTACTCATTAAATCTGTAAGGTTAGGCTTCTTATAGTTTGGCCCTTTCATTACTTTACCGTCTTCCCTAAACAAAGGGTTGCCGTTTGAGTCTAGCTTAGACATGTTGCTATCATGCACTCGTGCAAACGCTTCCATGAATACATCATCACCATAAAAACCTAAGCCTCTGTCTAACTCTTGGCTAACCTTTTCTTGTTGTTTAAGTACAGCCTTTCTTTCTGTCTCACGAAGTAACATGCCTATGTGTTCTGGTGATGTGAGAGATAAGCCTGTAGATACATACATCAAATCACATAGTTCTTTCAGGTGATTCTCAGTACCTATAGGTTCTTGCGATAGCTCATGCATCTCTTCATCAATAAGTTTTATCCATAATCTAGGATCTAGTGAACCACTGAATGCTCTGATAAAGTCACCTACCTTTTCGTGTGGCTTAGGTGGCATGAAAGCATCAATGTCATCCTGTGTAATCACTTATGTATCTCCTTATAATTATCTATAAGCCATCCAAGATATACTTGAGCTTTCTCTAAGTCTTCTAAGCCACCCTTATATTCGTGACGCCATACATACTTCATTACATTACCTGACATGTAAGCAGATGTACCACCCATATTTTTAGTCATGGCACGAATGGCATCTATACATTCTATGCCGCCTTGATTGTAGTGTATTGGTTTTTTTACTGGGTCAGAACTATAATCAAAAGTAGTGTCACCTGTCAGTGTGATTGTTGGTTTGCTAATATCTGTTATCATGCGTTTCCCTTTGTCTTTGTCCATGTATCAAGTGTATATACATTACCTTCTTTAGTTACAACAGCTTTTTCATCCTCTTCATCCATAGCTATTAGATAATCTCTGTGTTCTTTTACTTGAGCATACAGATATGGTTGCTCTTGTGCCATGTCTAAGAAAGCTGACATCATAGTAGCTACATCTACAATACCATTAATTATAGGCTCAGGTAAATTGTGTTTAGGAGATATAGCTATGGACACATTTGTTTCACCTTCCCATTTATCAGGGTCTTCATAGTTTGTTGGACTTATAACTATAGCTATTTCGTTATCATCTAAGTCATGTCCCATCAGTCTTTCCTTTTTGTTTTTAATTCTATCTTCTTAACTTTAATCTCTTTACCTTTTTCTTTCAGCCACTCTTCGGGTATAACACGATTAGCCCACTGAAACTTGTGCTGCTCACACCAGTTAAAGTACCTGGACTTTGCACCCTTGTATAGCTTAGACTTTGCATTACTAAACACAAAACGTATGTCTAACTCAGGGTGTTGTCTCTGTATCTCACGATGCTTACGTCTATCTTCACTATCAAATATACCTTTTGTCTCAATAATAATACCGTTGTCTAATACAAAGTCTGGTGTGTAGGTGCGGTATCGTAAATCTTCCCACTCTACTTTAAGTACTTCGTATCTGACTTTCTTCTGTGTCTTACGTAAGTACGCAGCAACTTCTTTCTCCAAGCCACTGCGATACCTACCTTTAATGTGCTTCCGCATACTCAGGACTCAACAGTATGTAGTCTACCATTGGTGGTGTCTTTTTACCNTTGTAAGCCTTTGATGGTAGTTCTTTTAANTTAGGCCAACACTTATGTTTGTATGAGCAGAAGCCACACTCTGTACCTAACACCATGTTACCAGTAGGTTTACGGAAGTAAGTCTCAGGTATTGCTTCAAAGCAACGCTCAAAAGGTTTGTCCTCATTGATGTACTCTACTGTCTCTTCAATCTCTTGCATAACTGTAGGCTCATCTACGGAACTTGCATCCACATATTTGAACTCACCATTAGCCTTGTTGACTACCCACCAACCACCAACGNCTAACTCAGCAGCCTTAGCGTATCCAACAAGCTGAGATACATACCCAAAGCTATCNCTCTTAGCTAGGCTTTCAAGGCTAGAGAANTTGTTTACGTATGACCAAGGTGATGCTGACTTAACGTCATCTACCTTGCCATCAAGNACCATGTCGTACTCACCCCTTATCTCCGTACCATCCTTTAGCTTAAGGGTAACACTATCATTGTCTTTGAAGTCTACATCAGCAGCACGAAGAAGACCTTTGAACACCGCCTCCACAATGTCTCCTATAATCATATTCATTAGGAAGTGTGGAGGTAGTGGTTTCTTATCTTTAGGATCATTCTTCTCAAACCATAGCTGACAAGTAGGACGCCCAATGTTGGACATCCTTAGTCTAAACTTGTCACGAGGCCCACCACTGAACTGTTTCTTTAATGCAGCCTCAACATCAGAAGCGACTTGCTTACGTATGTCTTCAGCCATATCTGTCTCACCCTTGACAGCTTTGCCAAGGTAATTAAAGACAGCTAGTTCAGCAGGGTGGTTCATTATTCTGCCTCTTCTACATTAACAAACTCTGCTACAATAGCTGCATCATCATCAGAGATAGACTCTTTATTCTTTTCAGCCCACTCATTTAAGATGTATTCATTTTGAGTAGTGATGTACGCTAAGAAGTTATGTAGAGTTTCCTGATCCTCTGGCTGTAGTTCTACTTTACCATCGTACTCTAATGTTAGAGTAACCCAAGTTTCTCCACCAGGTTTGTGACCTAGCTTAAAGTTACACTGGATAGGTAAGATATTCTTACGTCCTAATGCATTAACTGCAAAGTCCAAAGACTGTATACTTGAGGTAGGTACTTCAAAATAGAAAGGCATATCAGTGATTGCATCCACTACATTACCTGCTTCATCAGTAACACCTGCTGCAGTTAGTTGACCAAAGAGAATCTTCTTACGCTTGATACTGCGAATCAGATCCTTAGTCTTCTCAGGTACGCTATCCCAATCTTGAATATAACCTGACGGTCTACCTAAATTAAATGTACCTAAGTTATCTTTTAGGTCACCCTTAAGATCATTAGACATTACTGTTTTATTCATTACCTCTTCTTTGGCATCCCACTTAGAGAATTGCTGCCTAATTGCAAAGATACGTATAGTAGGATTAGTTGCATACACTACATCGTCTTCGCCTCTGGTAATCTTAAATGATCCTGATGGTACAACCTCAGTCTTAATAGACTTTCCGTTAACATCAATATTACCCATGATACCTGTGTGCATGAGGTTTACTCTAGGTAAAGAAGCAGTCCTTCTTTCACCGCTTTGAGGTGTTACGCCTACTGCCTCTGCAAGAGACATACCTAAATCGTTTTGTATCGCTAGTTCTGTATTCATTGTTTTACTTACTTTCTATAAAAGTTAAAGATGATTAGTTATACTCTAAACGTCAACTGTGTCAAGCCAATTCTTTCCTATTTTAGCTTCTAATAATAAAGGCACATTCATTTCTACATCGTATGCGTCTTTTATGACACAGTTTAGATTAGCGTTGATAGTCTCAACAATAGTCAAGACTTTTTTTACTTCGTCAGGGTGTACATCTATCACCATAGAATCGTGTACAGTATTGACTAAGCATGATTGTAGAGGCTCAAGTAGCTTCTCAAACTCTAGTAGTACAACAGGTACGATGTCACCTGTAGCAAATCCTTGGACAGGGTAGTTCTTTATCATAGTGAAATGTGATACACTACCATTTGCTCTGCGTACAACACCAGGAAATGCGTACTGTCTTCCACTTTTGTTAGTAATCTTTTCAAAGCGTACAGCCTCATCTCCTAGCTCTTCATGCCACGCAGCTACACCCTCATACTTCTCAGTAAAGTGTTTGTAGTACGCTGCTACAGCCTTTGGTCTACCATACCCTGTAGCTCCGAAGAGAGGGGCGAATGTATGTTCCTTTGCTGCCTGGCGTCCTGTAGGCTGACCTGCATCACTGATAACCTTTGCAGTGTAGGAGTGCACATCAAACCCTGTTTGGATCTCCTGCATGGCTGTGCTGTCCTGTGAGAGGAATGCAGCAACTCTGAACTCAAGCTGGGCAAAGTCACATTCCATTATCTGTCCACCCTCCCATCGTGATATGAACACACGCTTCACTGGGAATGTTCCTCCTCTTGGCATGTTTTGCATGTTGGGATTTCGTCCAGAAAATCTACCTGTACTGGTAACACTTTGGGTAAGGTTAACGTGTAGGAATCCGTTGGGCTTTGTATATATGTTGATGCCATCCACGAAGCTGCTAAGGTAACTGCTGATAGCAGAGAGACGCTTAAGATCAGTAAGGAAACTAAGAGCAGACTCCATGCCATTGCTTGTAGCGGTAGCCATAAGACTTTCAAGGTTGCCCTTACTAGTACTGAAACCATTTGCACTTATCCATTTCTTGTTTGGTGCAGAGAAGCGTAAACCTGCCATCTCTTTTATTTTAGTTAGTAGATAACCTCTACCATCACAGGGTTTACATTTAGTTGGTAGCTTGTAAAGTGTACCATCCTTACGCAACCTGTGTACTAAGCCACGCCCATTACACTCAGGACAAGTAGATGCTTTAGTCTTTCTAATAACAGAACTGTTTGCTTCTATAGCTTCTTCAAACTCTTTCTTTGTTTCAGTGTAGTCAAACAAGTCAGCCCATTCTTTCTTGTTGTGTACACGCCTACTAAATATAACTTGAGATGCTTGCTCAGGACTATTGAGATTGATAGGTGTGTCACCCATAAGCTCACGAGTCTTGCGCTGTAGCCTATCTTCTATCTCAGCTTTCTCTTTCTCAAACTCTAGTCGGACTTCTTGAAGGGCATTTCTGTCCACACGGATTCCTGACATATACATTCTTGTGAGGGCTTTACAGGTACGGAAGGTAATGTCTCTAACTTTATGTAAGGACTCTGAATCTGGTTGGGAGTAGTCTTGTTCCAAGGCAAAGAACAACTCACGAGTAATGTTGAGGTCACTCCTAAGATAAAAAAGAAGCTCTTGTAAAGGTATCTCATTGGTGTTGTATCCTTTCTTGTAATACTCTTTGAGAGTGTCTTGCTTCTGATAGTTTAACTGCCTACGTTCAGCGCAAGCTTCAAGGCTTATAGGTTCTTTCTGCCCACGTTGTAGCAAGTACTCAGCTAACATCGTGTCATAGATGTCACCATCATACTTGAAGCCTGATTCCCACAGCCACATCAAGTCATGCTGTGCATTGTGCATGATCAAGAGCGTTGTGTTATCTAGTACAGTCTGAATGTTCTTAGCTTTTGTACCACCTACGTCTTGTGTTTCCTTATGATTAAGTGTGAACAAATGTGTCTCATCAATGTTGTCTACGTTCTGCACACCTACTTGCACAAGCTCAAGTCCAGGCTCAAACGGATCAAGGATGTTCTTCTTCTCTCGTTTGGTTATAGTATTCTCTACGTCAAGTATAAGTCTCATGCTAAGTACTGACTCCTGTCTCCGTCTAACTCACAGTGAATAGTACCATGCCACCCACCCTTGAGTTTGTTCTTGGCTATACAAAGATGCCGTTGGTTACTTTCATCTTCGTCTTGTCCCTCTACTACTTTGTTCTTTGATATAAGAATCATCAAGTCAGCTTCCGCTGCTTTACCAGTACGGCTACCCTCAAGCATAGATTGATCAGGATGTACCAAACCTTCTGCTGCTGCACTCAACTGTGACATCCATATGATTGCACAATTATGTTCCTTAGATATGTTACGTGCATGTATGGCTGCTTCCTTAAGATAAATGTCTGACTTGTCACTTGTCTTTGATGCAAACTTGTCACCCATGTCAAGCACTACGATGTCAGGTTGATAAGCTTTTATGATAGCCTCTACCCATGCCATGTCTTTACCTGTACTGTCTTTGACGAATACATTCTTCTCTATTGGATCGTAACGTAATGCAGCCACAGCCATGTTAGTCTTGACTTCATCCATGCTCATACTTGTAGCGGCACTGAGGTATCTTGCACCTACACGTTCATAACTTTCTTCATTGCACAGCACCATACACTTAGCACCCTGTGAAGCAAAGCCATCAGGTGCAGCTATTGTACTAGCGTGAAAGCTAGTCTTACCTGTGTTAGGTCTAGCACCTACAACAACCAAGTGTCCTGCACTGATACCTTCTGTCTTGCGTCTAAGAGTAGGTATGTTCCACTTCCATTGTGACTGTATGTCATTAGCTTTGAGTAACGTATCAATACTTGTATCATCCCACTCTATCTTAAGGTTAGGCATGAAGTCATCTTGATAGTCAATCAATAGATTACGTAAAGGCTCTAAGCTTTCCTGTGTTCCATTAACGTAATCAAAACCCAGGTTAGCAATCTCTTCACCTACTACTTGTTGGAATAGCTTAGACAGTACATCCGTAGCTATCTCATTACTGAGAGGCTTCTCTCGTGCTATCTTTCTAAATAACTCACGGTACACTTGCTTGTTAGCTGTAGTCATACTCCTGTTGTTAGCCTCAAACAAAGCCTCTAACTCAGTAGGAGTAAGACTCTTGTCGTAAGTACTCATAGCATAATCTAAGGTATGCTTAATCTTACGTGCATCCTTACTGAATATCTTATCAGGACAACGTATGCCCTTGTGATTATCGTAAAACTCTTTGTCCAACATAGTATGGATCAATGCTAGTTCCATCATGTGTGTCTCCTCTCTCAATCGTAACTTGTATCTTTGTTATAAACTTTGTCTAACTCCTCATCAAATGCTTTGTCTGATGCGTATCTCTTACACGCCTCTAACACTTCATCAACTGTCAAGTCAACGTATACTTTTCCTAACGGTACACGTTCATCTATTATTGCTGTCTTAGACATAACTCTTCCTATACTTTTGAGGGAAGCCTTCTTTGTTCCATCCTTTACTAACTTGTTCTGCTGCCCACGAGTAGTTCACATTCCAGTGTCTCGCT